CCCTGCGGTGCCAGGGCCAGGGCGCAGGCCACGCTGCACGCCTTCTGCGTCGAGAGCGATGGCCGGAACTTGTCGCCGCAGGCCTTGCAGGTCTTCTGCTTCACTTCCTTGAGAGCTACACGCACGGTTCGACCTCCTTGGCTTTCTGCTGCTCGGGCTCGAAGTCGCCGCGCAGGGGCATAAGGCTTGACTGGGCGTAGGCGACACTTCTGGACGTGCCGGGTAGCGAGCAAATCCAGCCAAGAGCCAGGGCCGTGTAGCTCGCTCCGTCCGGGCCTTTGAATCTCTCGCCAGGGGAAAGCTTGTGCTCGAGCATCACAACGGTACCGGCTGGAATGCTTGGCACCGGATAGATGGTCAGGGCCATATCGCCCGCGTTGAACTTGCTCATCAGTACCGCCCCTCCCACAGATCCTTCTGGCTCCAGCGAACCTGGTGCTCGGCGCCGAACGCCTGAATCCACTCCAGCAGGCTCGCGCACTGCTTAACGCTGAGCTTGCTTGTGCGTTCGTACACGACGTCGAAGCCGTTACCGTCTACCGCTGGTATCAGTTGAGGCTGATCGCCGCTCTCACGCAGCCAGGCGGCCGTCAGGAGGCGTTTCCAGATCAGCACGTCCCACTTTTTCCCGGCGTGCTCGACCTGGGCGGCGATATCGGACAGGCAGGCGTGCAGTTTCTTGTTCTGCTCACCGCTGCGGTCCTGGTCCTTGATGACGATCTTCTTGGGCCGGGTGAAGTCCTGGGCCCGGAGCATTCCCAGCAGGCGGTTTGCGTCGGCCATGCTGTGCATTACGAAGTCAGTCATCGTCGTCCCCCACGGCCGTTTCAAGGGCCAGTTGCTCAAGGGATACGAAACCGATGGGGGTCAGCTCCCAGCACGGCGGCAGTTCGCAATAACCGAACTCTCCGTACTGGCCTGGGAAGTAAGCGCAATCGAACACATAGGATCCGGCGCCCTTCTCAAAACCCTCTCCGCCCGCCATCTGTTTTTCGATCTCCTGCAGACGCTCCACGGTGATGCGTCCGCTGATCGCGGTGATGAAGGTCTCGTCGCCTTCACCCATGTGCAGCACCTCAACAATCAGGTCTTTCCTGAAGATGTCGATGGTCATGGCTGCACCTCGCACTTCAGGCCCTGGGCCTTGATTGCTTTGATCGTCAACTCCCTGTCGATCAGGTGCCCGTGGTTCTCGAAGGAGTCGTCGGGCTTCGGCAGTTCCACCACCACGGCCTCGCGGGAGGCTATCCAAGCGTTTCGCATGTGCACCACAACGTGGGTTTCAAGCGGCATCCAACCATTGGCTTCTCGGCTCTTCTCGTAATCGGTGTAGAAGACCTCGAATTCTTTGCTGACCTGCTCGCGCATCTTGTTGGTGTCCATCAGTGCTGCTCCTGCGTGCTCGGTCGACCCTCAAGGGATTCGCGCCAATGGCGAGATGGCTTTGCTTCCAAGCTGGGCTCGATTTCGCAACCGCCTGATAACCATGAGCAAGCGCCTACTTCTGGAATTTTCTCGTACCACCACCAGTAGCCGTTTGCGTCCTGTGCCAGCCAATTCATGTTTTCTGGGGCGTCACTCCAATCTGGCTTGCTCATCAGTTGCACTCCTTGCCGACCTGAGGCCCGCGCTTGAACTTGGCCAGCAGCTGCGCACGGGCAGCGGCGGCAGTGGTTGGGATGCCCTGCACTTCCAGCAGGCGGGCCTGCTTCTGGCGGGCGTACTCGTCAGCGAGCTCCAGCTCGGTCTTCTGGCCGTCGTGGCCGATGCCGAGGGCGATGTCTGCCAGCGACTGACCCTGGACCAGCATGCGGATGGTGATGTCGTAGGCGCGGTCGAAGATCTTGCTGGCCTTCTCCGAGATCTGGTCGCCCAGGTTGTGCATCTCGCATTGCAGGGCGGCGTGGCGTACGGCTGGGTGTGACCAGGTGCGGGAGCCCGCCCGGCTCGGGTGGGAGTTCTCCAGCGCCTCGCGAAAGGCCTTGTCGTGCGGCGGGATACCCAGCATCTCCGGGGTTGGCTGGCACAGCTTGATGAACTTGCCAACGCTCGGGGCGAAGTCGGTGCCCAGCGAGCGGCAGCGCTCAACGCCGAACTTGATCTGCTCGAGCGTGTTGATCTGGGCGACCATGAACGCCTTGATCCAGCTGCGCTTGGCAGTGGCAAGTGCTTCAGCGGTCGGCCAGGCCTGCTTCCACGCCGGGAAGATGGCTTGCAGTTCCTTGAACAGGGCGTTCACGACTTCGACGGTACCGGGCTCAAGCTGCTTTGGAGCAGGCGCTGGGGCCGGGATGCGGCTCATCTTGGCGGTCAGCTGAGTACGGTCCTGCACGTTGCCGATCAGCGCGCCGACGCTCTGGGGTGCCTTTGGCTTGTTCATAGGGCCCCCAGGTCATCAGCCCAGCTGGTGTCGTTGAAGTCCGGGCCATTGGCCTGGCGCTTCACCGGGAACTGGCGGACGTTGTCAGCGGTGGCCGTGTCGCGCTTGATCCACTTGACCAGCAGGCTCACCCATGAGGCCTGGGTCTCGAAGCGGCCAGACGCCGAGTAGTGGCAGACGAAGGCTGCGGTGGCTTCATCAGTGAAGCGGTCAACAGGAATGCCCATGCGTGCGGCGTAGGCCTTCAGCAGCTTCTGGTCAGGCACCCATTCCAGGGTCATCTCGGTTGGGGCCTTGGGGTCGAGCGAAATTTCCTCGCCCGCGCCTTGTGTGTTGTGTTCTTCAGGAATCAGTGAATCAGGAATCAGGGCGTTATTGGACGGTGGGTTAACGTTAGATAACGTTGGGCTAACGTTAAGGCCCGTTGAGGTAACGGGAATCCGCTGCTTTTTTCCCGTTACAACACCGTTTGCCTTGCGCTCATTGACGGTGAGGTAACCGTCCTTCCCCGGCAGGATGCTGTCCTTTTCAGTGCCATGCGGGCTCTGGTGCTTCTGGAAATTGTCGATCTCGATGATCGCTGCGCCATGCACCTGGTAGCGGCTGATGAACCCAGACTCGGCCAGGTGCGAAAGCCCGTCGTTCACTTCGTAGCTGTCGCAAGGGAACAGCTCCATCTTGATCCGCTTGGGGCGATCCTCGAGGCGACCTTCCCGATCGGCAAGGCACCACAAGCCGATGAACAGCAGGCGGTCAAAAGGCGGAAGCTCGGCAATGAGTTCGTTTGTGAACAGGCCGGGCTTGATGTTGCGGGAACGTGCCATCACGCGACCCCCTTCAGTGCTTTGTCATGGGTGTGCAGGCCGTCCCAGTTCTTCTTCATGGGAAGCTGGCCGGCCAGGTACAGCTCGTACAGGCGCACGGCGCCCTTGCGCAGCAGGACGGGCGTATAGGAGATGAACGGATCTTTGCCGTGGGGAGTGACTTCGTGCTGATGCTCGGTCATGTACTTGTCGCGGGCATAGGAGCCGACGCGCCAGCGGGTGCCGGTCTTGCTCTCGTTGTAGAGCCAGTTGCGGCCCTCCAGGTGGTGACCGATCTGCATGACGTTGACCCCATTGAGACGCTTGCAGAACTGGGGGGCGGTCTCGCCTTCCCGGAACAGGTTTTCCAGGTGCTCGATCTTTGTGGCCTGGGCTTCGACCTGGACGGTGAGCAGCACGCGGGCTTTCTCCGACTCCAGGGCCATCTGGAGGATTTCCAGCTTGCTGAGGTCGGCGGGCTGGGCCGGGGCGGTATAGCCACCTGTTTGGCGAATGCTGGGCAGTACTTCGCTCACCACCCATTCCTCAAAGCGTTCGGCTTGAGGCATCTTGGAGCGCATCACCAGCCGGTAGACGTCACGCTCGGGGATGATGTTTGCCGACGGACCAAGGGTGAACGAATCGTTCACCCCCACGGGACGCGGGCTTTTGCAGTGGTCACGCACTGCTTTCTGTGGATTGGAGTAGCCGAGACCTTCAGCCACATCACGGGCAGAGAACCAAGGCTCGCCATCAACGAGCACGACACGGACGTCGAACCCCTCGAAATTGAACAGGTTTACTGTGCGCGCCACGAAATCGTGGTTCGCATTTTGTGGCGCGGGCCGGTTGAGGGCCTGTACACTTTGGGTCTGCATATGCATAATTCCCTTCACAAGTTGTGTATTGCAGAGAGCCGGGCCGTGAACCCGGCTTTTTTGTCTCTGCGATTTGCCGGTCCCTAATCAGGTACCAGTTCTTGGCGGTCCCTGATTAGGGACCCGTACATCACCTACGTGGGCTGAACGGAACCACGTTGTCTCTTGCTTGAACTTCCTGGCGCTGCGAGAGAAACAAGCTGGCCCGGCGTACGATCTGCGAGGCCAGCTCATCAGTGCTTATCCCCATCTCTCCGGCCCAGGCCTCCAGGTCCTCGAAGTCGTCCTTCCGGAACTGCGCTACTTCAACCTCGCGGAAAGGCGTTGCATCGGTTACTGCTGGCATTGGTCCTCCTACGGTCCCTAATTAGGCCCGGGTCCTTTTTTCGATAATCACCGGCAGGTGGCCGTGCTCTCTCTTGAATGCCAAGGCAGCCAAGATTATTTCCCGGGCCAGCACGCTGTGCTGCGTCTTGAACTCGAGCGCGAAATCCTTGAGTTCGCAGAAGTCGTGGTCGTCCAGGCGGACCTTGACCTGGTGCACATTGCGGTGGGTTTCTTCGTCATAGGCCATCAGGTGTTCCCCTGCTGCTACGTTGTCCGGCGGTCTGATGAGGGCCTGTTCAGGCCTTTCGGTGGAACGGTGTTACTGCTCCCCGCGGACTGCGGGGTTTTGTTCGGTTGGCCAGCTCTCGACGGATCAGCTCAGCTGCAAGGGTCTCCGGGCTCATGCCACGTCGCGCCGCTTCTCGCTCCAGTTGCTCCATCAATCCCTGGTCCAGTCCGATGTCTTCAATCGGCATGGGGCCTCCTACGGGCCTTCAGGCCACGTGCTGTTCGGCGGTACTCTCCGAGGCGGCCAAGGCTGCCAGCTGCGCTTCAAGCAGTTCACGGCAGAGCACCGCGCGCTGCGTGCGGTGGAACTTGGCCAGCGCCTGGATCAGCTCAAAGGTGTCCTCGTCGACCCTGACCTTGATCTCGCGGTCATGCAGGTGCTTGGGGTTGGCGTACATTCGGGTGCTGCTCCTTGCTGTTGAGGGTTTAGGCGGCGGACTTCTTGAGCTGGGTGTGGCACGGGAACGGACGCACTTCTTCGGCCGAGTAGCTGCCGTCGGGGTGCTTCGTCACGTACACATCGCGACCCACGCGGATCGCCTTGCTCAGGGCGCCCTGGGTCATTCCGAGCAACACAGCCGCTTCGGATTGCCCGAGCTCAGCAGCGAATTGCTTGATGGGTGTGCGGTTCATGGGGTTCTCCATGGGTTTCTCATGAGCCGATATTACCTATGGCATTTAACAAAGTAAATGCCAATGGCATTTGTTGGAATATTACTGATGGGAATAAGATCGCCGGATGTCCAAGAAGCCCCTATCAGAAGACCGGAAAGCCGAATGCCAAAGGCTGAAGTCGATCTTCAACTCAAAAAAATCTGCCCTGGGGCTGACCCAGGAAAAGCTCGCCCATGCTTTGGAAATCAACCAGAGCTCGGTCAGCCATTACCTCAATGGCGTCAACCCGTTGAACCCATCAATCGCCGCCGCCTTCGCCAAGATCTTGGGCTGCGACATTGGCGAGTTCAGTGAGAGGCTTGCGCATGAGGTGAAGGAAATTGCGGGTGCAGTCCACCCGACCGCCGCCAAGGAGAGCAATGTGATTGCTGTCGATTTTGCAAAGCCTCAGCTTCCACCGGGATACATCACCATCCCGCAGTTCGCGGTAACCGCCTCGATGGGGCATGGCATGGCGCCGCCGCACGGCCTTGACGTGATCCGCGACATGACAGTGCACATGGACTGGCTCGCCAAGCGAGGCGTCTCCTACTCGAAGCTGGAGAACCTGGCGATCATCACCGGGGACGGCGATAGCATGGAGGGCACCTTCAGTGATGGCGCCTCGCTCCTGGTAGACCTGGGCATCACCGAGATTCGCACCGATGCCATCTATGTGTTCACCCTGGATGGGGACCTTTTCATCAAGCGTCTGCAGCGCGTGACAGGGCGATCCCTCTGGATGATCTCGGATAACCCGAAATACAAGCCTGTGGAGCTGTCCGGCGACAAGCTCGACCGCATGCACGTCCATGCCAGGGTCTTGCTGATCTGGGACGTGAAGAAGGCTTGACCAACAAGGAAGTAGACATGAAGAAAATCATCACGATCGCCGCAGCCCTCGCGCTGGCCGCATGCGCAGGCACGCCATTCAGCTTTGGCCAGGCCAGCAAGGTCAAGGTAGGAATGACCGAGGATCAGCTCTACGAGATCATGGGCAACCCCTACAGCGTCGTTTCCAAAGCTGATTCTCAGATGTGGATCTACACCCATGCCACAGCTTTCGGCGGCGCCAAGTCTGTCAGCTACGAGCTGAAGGATGGCAAGGTGGCCACAGTGCCGGCCATCCCGAAGTCCTTCTTGCCTGAGGGTAACCCGCCCGAGTAAATCCAACCTCTCAAGAGGCCCGCCATCGAGCGGGCTTTTTCATGCCCACGAAAAATATTATTACCAATGGCATTGACGTAATTTAATGCCATTGGTAATGTTCACCCATCGCAACGCAGTCCCTCATCAGGGACCCGCGCTGAGAGAGGGCCTGAAGCGGCCCGCCCGCTCTTTACACAATCCGACGTGACCCCTCGACGTACCGGCAACCGCCGGTGGCAACCAAGCTAAACCGTCGACCATGCAGCCTCTGGATAGCTGCCGGACTCCACTCATTGGAGGACGCCAAACCATGCAAGCCAGCCGGGAAGAACACCGAACACGAAATGTGTGACCCGGCCAGAGATACGAATCCGGCGATGCGCATGGGGAGGAAAACAGATTTCACTGGCAGCCCTTCGCCCGAGGGGCTGACGGGAAATCAACCCAACGGAGCAACAATATGACTCGCGCTGAATACGAAGACAAAGAAGGAATCGCCCTGGCAGCGCTGATTGGCCTGCTGGCGGGTGGTTCTCCTCGGCTTCCCGCTGAAGTTGCAGCAGACGCTTTCGATTATGCGGAGGTAATGGTCGCTGAGCGCCAGAAACGCTTGGGTGACAAGCCCGGCTTCGGCGACTGATTTCGCTGTCTGGCCTTGTCACCAGGGCCAGACGGGAAGTCAACAGGAGGCGCCAATGACCCCTACCCCACCCAAGACCATCAACTACACCGTCCGCGAAGGCGAAACGCTGCTGACCCACTACAGCGGCGCCCTTGCTGACGGGCTGTACCACGCTGCCGCGCATCACCTCTCGGGCGCTGAGCGGCTTGATCTGATTGAGAGGCTGCAGGCCGCGCACGCTGAGATTGAGGCGCGCGGGCGGTAACTGAGCCCTGGAGGGCAAGACGATGAAGGAAATGATCTGGAAATTCCGATATGCGCGCCACATGTGCAGTCGAACCAAAGACTACTCGCTCAAGGGTCTCTACTTCGCCTGGTACAACGCTGGCGTTTCCTGGGAAGAGCTTGACGGGCCGAACTGCGACCCAGTCGACTCGGCGAACGAAGAGATCAGCTGCTGGGACTGATTCCCTGACAGCCGGAAAGACGGCCCGATGCCCTGCTCCCCATCGCAGGCCGTATCGGAGTGTGATCTGAATGCGCAGGCTGATGCGCGAACCTAGTCTCGTTGGCGGCTACTGAGACATCAGAGAGTTAGGCCGTCAGGCCGGAGATCAGCGCCGGCCAGATCACACCCCGATGCGGACGAATCATCACCGCGCAATGCGGCCCCCTGCATCACCCCTTCCCTTCAATTTCGACCGCATCAGGCAGATGCCAGGCCCGCGTCCTCACGGCGCGCGGGGTTTGGTCACCTCGCCCGGCATTTGCCTAATGCGGTTGGCTCACGCCCTGGAGGCGTTCATGAACCACGAACTCTACGCGGACAGCGCCCAGGCCCGCGCCCTTGACCGGCGCATGGCCGGCGACGACACGCCTTGGGCTGAGGGGATCACCTCAAAGCAGGCCAAGGCAAACAACCAGGCGTGGCTGGACATGCTCGCACGGAGTGACAAGGCGCAGCGAGCCAGCAGTCGCAAGGCAATCAGCGGTGTCCTGGACAAGATGGAAGCCATGTGCGGCTCAGGCGCCGCCCGGAGGACAGCATGAACCAGCAAGATCTTGATCACCAGACGGCGGTCTGCTGGATCAACAGTGAGCTCAACCTTTTGCGGCACACGATTGGCGAGCAGAACGCCAGCGCCGCGGTGCGCTCGGTCATCGTCATGGCGATGCTGCTCCATGTGATCAGCCTGGAGGAGAAGCAGGCGTACGAGGCGCAGGTTGAGGCGATGTTCAAGGAGTACAACGCGAAGCTCAAGGAGGCCGCATGAGCGATATTGATTGGAGCAAGGCGCCGGAAGGTGCTACGCACTGGGACCCAGTAGATCGGAACCATCTTCGCCAGTTTGGGAAGATTTCTCAGTCCTGGTACGAGCCAGGGAAAAGCTGGGAATCCTCGGGCTGGCAGTATCCTGACGACCTTTCGATCATGCCAAGGCTTATAGCGCGGCCCAGGCCATGGAGCGGCGAAGGTCTGCCGCCGGTCGGTACGGTGTGTGAGTTCGCTGGCGGGACGCCTTGCCCTGAAGACCCCTTCGATAAAGACCTGAAGGAAGGGATGCCAGTAACCATCATTGCTCACTTCAAGAGCGGTGACTTCACCCTGGCAGCGTTTACCTTTGACCCGAAAAACCCTGATCGCGGCATGGTTCAGGTCGAGCAGGGTAACTTCGGATGCTTCCGCCCTATTCGAACTCCAGAGCAAATCGCGGCGGAGGAGCAAGAGGCTCGAATATCGGTCATGGTTGAGGAATATCAGCTAATTACCGGGAGAACGGCTGACGCATATGTCCGGGAGGCCTTGCGTGCGATTGACTCGATCGGCTACCGCAAGCAGGAGGCGTCATGAGCGCGGCCCCTGTGAAGTCCCTGATCGACGAACAGCTTGAGCAGATAGAGCGCACGCTCGCGGTGATCAGCTTCGGCATCCCTTTCAATGAAGCCGTTGGCCTGCCGCGTGAACTGCCGGTGGCCAGCCTGGATCGCCGCCTTGGGGTGACGATGAAGGGGCGCCGCATCGCGATCAGGGTGCGGCCATGACCGACTACCAGCGAGCCAAGCGCCTCTGGTTCTGGCGCGGCTCCCTCCCCGTTCTCCTGGCCTTCAGCATATTCATGCTGGCCAGCTCCATGGCAAGCGCAATCACCTCCTGAGGCACCCATGACCACATCACCCCGCCTGGCCGCCCAGCTCGACTGGAGAGCGGTCGGCGCCTTCTCGCCTGAGCGGTACCAGGGCGAGCAGCGCAAAGAGTACGAAGCCGAGGCCGCCCGCATCGAGCGGCAGTGGGAAGCACAACCTAGGTAATTCAGCATGAACAAGTCAGAACAGATCAACGAACTGGCCACCGCGCTCTCCAAGGCGCAGGGCGAGCTTGAGAACGCCAGCAAGTCCAGCAACAACCCGCATTTCAAGAGTCGGTATGCCGACCTGGCCGAGATCCTTAACACGATTCGCCCGGTGTTCTCGGCGCATGGCCTGGCGGTGACGCAGTGCCCGAGCTTTGAGGGCGGCGTGGCCAGCGTTGAGACGGTCCTGATGCACAGCTCTGGCCAGTGGATCAGTAGCGTGATTTCCGCGCCGTGCAGCAAGCAGGACGCGCAAGGGGTGGGCTCAGCCATCACCTACTGCCGGCGATATGCGCTCGCCGCTGTGGCCGGGATCGCCCAGGAAGACGACGACGCAAATAGCGCGGTAGGACATACGCCGAGGCAGCAACAGCAACAGCAACAGCAGCAAAGTTCTCCAGTACCGGCCCCGAGGGTATCAAAGCCCCAGGTTGACCGGCTGCGCGGGGCGCTCAAGGTGGCGGGTCTGGATGAGGCTGAGTGGTGCGAGAGCGCAAACTTGCCATCGATTGAGGCGCTGCCGGCCAGCAAATTCAGCGGCGCTATGGAACACATCCAAAAACACGCCCACGGGGAGGCAGCATGACCGCATACATTTTCGACAGCGAAACCACCGGCCTGAACGAACCCCAGCTGGTCGAGGCCGCCTGGCTGCGGCTGCGTGATGACCTGACCGTCGCCGACGAATTCCTGCAGCGCTACAAGCCTTCCAAGCCGATCGAGCTGGGCGCGCTGGCCACCAGCCACATCCTTGACGAGGACCTGGTGGACTGCCCGGCCTGCTCCGAATTCCAGATGCCGACTGGCACCCAGTACCTGATCGGCCACAACGTCGATTACGACTGGGGCGTGATCGGCAAGCCGGACATCAAGCGCATCTGCACCCGGGCACTGAGCAAGCTGCTGTGGCCTGAAGCCGATTCGCACTCTCAGTCGGCCATGATCTACCTGCACTACCGCGAGTCAGCCAAGCACCTGCTCAAGGACGCGCACGCGGCGCTGGACGACGTGAAGAACTGCCGGCTGCTGCTGGTGAAGATACTCGATGCCCTGACTGAGAAGATGGGCCGTCCGGTGAGCAGCTGGGATGATCTGTGGGAAATATCAGAAGACGCCCGCCTGCCGCGCTTGATCGGCTTCGGCAAGTACAAGGGCATGGCGATCTCTGACCTGCCGAGCGATTACACCCGCTGGCTTCTGAATCAGAACGATCTTGACCCATACCTTCGCAAGGCACTGAGCAAGTAATCAATACCGCCCTGGATGATCCGGGGCGCATGAGAGGAATAGAGCATGGCCCGTGGCATCAACAAAGTCATCCTGGTTGGCACCTGCGGCCAGGACCCCGAGGTGCGCTACCTGCCAAACGGCAACGCGGTCACCAACCTCAGCCTGGCCACCAGCGAGGCCTGGACCGACAAGCAGACTGGCCAGAAGGTCGAAAAGACCGAGTGGCACCGGGTTTCCCTGTTCGGCAAGGTCGCCGAGATCGCCGGCGAGTACCTGCGCAAGGGCTCGCAGGTATACATCGAAGGCAAGCTGCAGACCCGCGAGTGGGAGAAGGACGGGATCAAGCGCTACAGCACCGAGGTGCATGTCGATATGAGGGGCACCATGCAGCTCCTCGGCGGGCGGCCAGACGGCCAGGCCCAGGGCGGCCAGCAACAGCAGCGCCCTCAGCAGCAACAGCAGCGTCCACAGCAAGCCCGGCAGCATCCAGCGCCGCAGCCCGATCCCGATGACAGCTTCGATTCGGACATTCCCTTCTGAGGCTAAGCCATGAAGCAGTGCGACGACATACCCAATGTCTACCACCTTGGCCGAGAGTGTCGCCGTAATGGCGGCACCAAGCTGGCCAACCCTTTCACAGCGGCCACCTATCACGGCTCATGGTGGCTTGCTGGATTTCACGACGCCGATATTGAGATATGCGCAAAGAAAGGCCGCCGGCGAGCCTGAGCAGGAGGATTCAATGAGGGACTGCATGATCATGCTTGGCGAGTACCGCCAGGCTCATTTGGAAGCGGCCAAGGTCGCTTTTTTTGCGTCTGGCGGACGGGTCGATGTGATCGAGACGAATTTCTATGAGCCCAGACCGGCGCGCACTGAGGCGCCAGTCTCCTCTCCTGCTCTGGTATTCCGCAGCGGCAACTGGAGCAGGATGCGCGAACTAGCCAAGACCATGAGCAAAGACCAGACGGCGCTGGCTACCGGCCTGACGCGAAGACAGCTGACTCAGCTTGAGAAGGATGGCGGATTCACCTTCAGGCTGACTCCAAGCGAGATACGCATGGCCGAGGGCGTCAAGCAGCGCCTGGCCGCGGTAGAGGCAGCCAAGGAGCGGCGCGACCGTCTCCTTGCCGAGCGCATCACCGCCCTGCGCGCCATTGGCCTCACGTCTCGCCAGATAGCGCGCCAGATGAAGGTCAGCGAGAGTGGGCTGAACAAAATCATGCAGCGCACCGGGATCAACTCGGCAGCGCAGAAGGCGGGCAAATGAGCAAGCGTAAGCCTAACAACATGCGCGCCCGCATGGAGCGATCGCTTCGCGCCGTGCTGGTTACCAACCACGTCGCCGTCGTGTGCGTCGAAACAGCAGACCGCCAAGGCGTGATCAACTGGAAGAACTGCTGCAACATCGGCCGATCGGACTACATCCAGCAGGCGATCTGCGACATTGCGCACCGCTGGACCATCTACGTCGGGGTGATGTGCCAGACGCCGGGCGGCGAGCAGTACCTGCGATCGAGCGAATTCGAGCCCCAGGGCAACTACCTCAGCCGCCACCTGAGCGAGGTTATCGAGGCGGCGCACAAGGAGGTGATCGGCCAGGCCAACCCTAACCACGTCGTGGCCAGCGGCTGGATCGCCATACCCTACCAAGCCACCCTCACCGAGCAGCAAGCCGCCAGAGTGTTCGCCGCTGTCGGCGGATGGGAGCAGAAAACGCAGCATGAGACGCATCAGCAAAATAGTCCAGCAGCGCAGAAGGCAGCTGCACATTCACTTGCCGCCTAGCGGAATGGAGGTGCCGAATGGCGATGACCCAGAAAGAGCGCGACCTACGCCGACACGAAAAGGCAGCCCGCCTGCAGGAAGAAGACCTGCGCTTGAAGGTTCGACCAGGGACTAAACAGGCCCTCTCCGAGCTGATGGAGTGGGCCGGGATCGAGGAGCAGGGCGAGGCGATGACGCTGATGATTCATCATCTGCATGCGCTGGGCCCGGGCGGCGCGCTGCCGCTGCTGGAAACTCCGCGCCACAAAATCGATATCTCAACTGTTGTGGCGCGCAAGCTTGAGCTGGCCTACCAGCGCGAAGCCCTGCGCATCTGCCACGACGATTGATCCCGCGCTGCCCGCCAGCGCCTCCTCTCTACAACGAATCACGCCACCCCGGCGAGGGCGGCGCCTGCAATGGAGATTGCCATGAACCCCTACCAGATCACTGGGCCGGCGCAGATCGGCGTCAGTGGTGGCCGCACCAGCGGGCAC